ATAGGAATCAATGCAGGACGTATCAGAGGTATCAATGCAAAAATAAGAGGAGGAGAGGTCCAACACACAGGAGTCATTCCGTTCCTTAAAAAATTCGAATCAACTGTGAGATGTTGTACACAGAATGGTGTGCGTGGCGGATCAGCAACTGTACACTTTCCTATATGGCACCAAGAGATTGAAGACATCCTTGTGCTTAAGAACAACAAAGGCACAGAAGACAACAGAGTACGTAAGTTGGATTATTCAATACAGATATCTAAAATGTTCTATGAAAGATTTATGAACGATGAAGATATTACATTATTCTCACCACATGATGCACCAGGATTGTATGATGCATTCGGTACAGATAAATTTGACGCACTATATAAAAAATATGAAAAAGATTCATCAGTCAATAAGAAGTCAATTCCAGCACAAGATTTATTTTCCGACTTGTTGAAAGAAAGAGCAGAAACAGGCAGAATTTACATCATGAACATTGACCATGCAAACAGTCACTCATCTTTCAAAGACAAAGTATCAATGAGTAATTTGTGTCAAGAGATCACACTGCCCACAACGCCTATCAGTGCAATAGATGATTCGCAAGGAGAAATAGCATTGTGTATCTTGAGTGCAATCAATGTAGGACAACTTAACAACCTTGAAGATTTAGAAAACTTATGTGAGTTGGCAGTTAGAGCATTGGAAGAAATTATAGAATATCAAGATTATCCAGTTAAAGCGGCAGAGATATCTACAAAATCAAGAAGAAGTTTAGGCATAGGATATATTGGACTAGCACACTACCTAGCAAAACAAGGACACAAATATCATGAGAAAGGTGCTTGGGATTCTGTAGACAGACTGTCTGAAGCATTTCAATTCTATCTACTAAAAGCCAGCAACTTGATTGCACAGGAAAAAGGTGCTTGTGAAGGATTTAAACAAACAAAATATGCAGATGGTTTATTGCCAATTGATCATTACAAGAAAGAAATTGACGAAATTGTGCCACACAAACAAAGATATGCATGGGAGGCGTTGAGAAAAGACATTGCCAAGCATGGACTGAGACACAGCACACTGTCAGCACAGATGCCTTCAGAAAGTTCTTCCGTTGTTAGTAACGAAACAAATGGTATTGAACCACCAAGAGCATTGCTATCAATTAAGAAAAGTAAAAAAGGTCCACTAAAACAAATAGCACCAGGCTATCCTAAACTTAAAAATGCTTACACATTGCTTTGGGATATGCCAGACAACACAGGTTACATCAATGTGGTTGATATGATGCAGAAATATTTTGATCAAGCCATATCAGGCAATTGGAGTTACAATCCATTGCACTATGACAACAACGAAGTGCCTATTTCAGCAATGGCACAAGACATGCTGTCAGCATACAAATATGGTTGGAAAACAAGTTACTATCAAAACACTTATGACTTCAAAGGTGAAGAAGAAGATGTGCAACCAGCAGGCATAGACACAATGTCAGCAAAGGTGAATGGTGCTCATCCAAATGGAGTAAACGGAGAATCAACCGTGGAAGAACAACTAGCAGATTTGGAAGATGGCGAATGTGATGCCTGTACAATATAATCATATTATAATTTTTAAAAACGGATAACTAAATTAGATGACAAAAACAGTATTCAATAAACAGAAAGTAGATTTCTTAAAACAGCCCATGTTCTTTGGTGAAGATGGCGGTGTGCAAAGATATGACGATTTTAAATATCCACAGTTTGACAAATTAAATCAAACAATGATTGGTTACTTTTGGAGACCTGAAGAAGTTTCATTACAAAAAGACAGAGCAGATTATCAAAGTTTCAGACCAGAACAAAAACACATATTCACAAGTAATCTGAAATATCAAACACTGTTGGATTCAGTGCAGGGCAGAGGACCAAGTCTAATGTTCCTACCTTATGTTTCCAATCCAGAGCTGGAAGGATGTATAGTGACATGGGATTTCTTTGAAACCATACACTCAAGATCATACACACACATCATGAAGAACATCTACAGTGACCCTGCAGAAGTATTTGACACTATACTGGATGACAAAGAGATATTAAAGAGAGCTCAATCAGTAACAGGAGAGTATGACAAGTTTGGCAAGATGGCATTAGATTATGCTGTAGGCAAAAAGATGGACATGATTGATCTTAAAAAACAATTGTATTATGCAATGAACACAGTTAACCTATTAGAAGGTTTAAGATTTTATATTTCATTTGCATGTACATTTGCATTTGGCGAACTTAAATTAATGGAAGGTTCAGCGAAAATACTTTCATTGATTGCTAGAGATGAAGCCACACACTTGAATCTTTCAACACACATCATCAAAGCATGGCAAAAAGGTGACGATCCTGAAATGACCAAAGCAATGAAAGGCACAGAAAAAACTGTGATCCAGATGTTCAAAGATTGTGTTGAAGAAGAAAAAGCATGGGCAAAACATTTATTCAAAGATGGTTCTATAATAGGACTTAATGAAAAACTGTTAGGACAATATGTTGAATGGATTGCTAACAAAAGATTAAAAGCATTAGGATATGATCCAATATATAATGTGTCAGCATCACAAAATCCTTTACCTTGGACACAACACTGGTTGTCATCAAAAGGTATGCAGGTAGCACCACAAGAAACAGAAGTTGAATCTTACATCGTGGGTGGTATCAAACAAGATGTTCAAAAAGGACAATTCAAAAAGTTCTCTTTATAATGACAGATTTTAATTCAATGAATGGATTAGAAGTTTTAATTCATTTGTTAACAAATCCTCAAGATGGTTTTTTCCTTTGGGTACTAATTGGTTTTGGTATTGCCATGATTGCTATCAGTGTGTATCTTGATAAACAAGACGAGGATGTTGTTACGCAAACTCCAGAACATCATCTGTAATCATTGACATTACTCGACAAAGACGCTATAATAACTCATGCCCAAATATAATTTACTCTGTGCAAGAGATCATAAGTTTGAAGGATGGTTCGCATCTGAGAAATCATATTTGGATCAAAAAAATAAAAAACTGATCCAATGTCCTGTGTGTGAAAATGCAAGTGTACGTAGAGCCGTGATGGCACCCAACGTAAACTTAAAATCCAAAGCAGTCAAAAGTAAAAAAAGCAACACAGCATTCTTCAACAGCAGATCAACACTGCAACATCTTAAAACATGGGTTGAGAAAAACTGTGAAAATGTTGGAGACAACTTTGCCGAAGAGGCTCGGAAAGCGTCTCTGGGAGAACGTGATGACCATATATACGGTACAGCATCAGATAAAGAAATAAAAGATCTACACAAAGAAGGAATAGGAGCAATAAGGATACCAAATGTCAAAGATAACTAAAGCGATTGTATGGAGCAACGTAGGTTGTTCATACTGTGAACAAGCAAAAAACTTGTTGAAGTCAAAAAACATAGAGTTTGAAGAAAGAAATATAGCACACGGAACGTGGACTGTGCAACAGTTACAAGAAGCAGTTCCAGGAGCAAGAACAGTGCCTCAAATATTTGTTGATGAAAAACACATTGGCGGATACCAAGAATTAAAAACATTAATAGATCAACAAGGGAGCGATAATGCCTAGTATAGAAGAAGGAGATATCATCACAATCAAATTGATGAGTGGTGAAGAAGTTCTAGCAAGATTAGTTGAAATCAAAGAAGATACAATAAAAGTATCCAAGCCAAGGGCTGTGGTCAATATTCCCAACAAAGGAATAGGTCTTGGACCATTTGTATTCACAGTGCCACAAAATGCTGAAATAGAAATACACAAAAATAATGTTGTGTGTTATGCTGAAACAGAAGATGGCATGGCACGTCAATATCAAGAAGGTACATCAGGACTAACATTACCCAAATGATGCAAAAAATTATAGCAACAGATTGCGACGGAGTGTTACTCAATTGGGAGCAGGCATTTGACGACTGGATGGCGTTTCAAGGCTTTCCCAAACATGCCAGTGACCATTATGAAATGAACATGAACTATCATCTGAATAAAGGTCAATGCGAAGTGTTGATAAAAGTATTCAATGAAAGTGCATGGATGAAATCGCTGGATCCTATGCCGGGTGCTGTTGAAAATGTTAAAAAAATAGCAGAACTGGGATATAAATTTCATGTGGTTACAAGTCAAACATTGGACAAAAAAGCCAATCTATTGAGAGAAGAGAATCTTAAGCAACTGTTTGGTGATGTATTTGAACAGATTGAATGTTTGGATACAGGAGCAGACAAACACGAAGCCCTATCTAAAATACCAGAAGGTACCATTTGGATAGAAGATAAACCTGCTAACGCAGAGGTAGGTCACAAAATGGGTTTGGTAGCATTGCTACTTGACCTTCCTCACAATTCAGTATATAATGAGGATACTAGTTCAGTTCAAAGAGTAAAAGATTGGACTGAAATTTATAACGTTATAAAGGAGAAACATCATGGCAACTCATGAAGAAATCAAAACTGCTTTTGAATCTTACATTTCAGAATCAGAAGCATTCGAAACTAAAGGTGTTAAAGCCGCGGCGGCTAGAGCAAGAAAGGCTCTAGGTACTTTAGGCAAAGCAGTTAAAGTTAGAAGAAAAGAAATACAAGAGAAGAAAAACTCTATGTAATTCAACAGGGTTGCGGATGTAAAAGTCCGCAACTCTACACTACAAAATTCTTAAAATATAATAAATACAGCATAGATAAAAAAAAGAAACAAGAATAATATGGCACAAGGTAAAATTAAATGGTTCAACTCAGCAAAAGGATTTGGATTCATTACACCGGACGTTGAAGGAAAAGACATTTTCTTACACATCTCAGCTCTTAAAGCCGCTAACATAAAAGAAGTTATGGACGGTGATGTTGTTGAATATCAATTACAAGAGTTTAGAGATAGACAAGTCGCTACCGATATCAAAATCATTAAAGAATAATCACTGCTTGACATTTTAGTTGGTGTATGCTACATTAAGCATATGACAGTTAAAATACAAAAGAATAAGATTGTGATTAAAGACTTTATCAATTACTGGAAGACTGAAACGTCAAAAGGTCATAAGTTCGTGTTTGCACACGGTAAAGACTTTGACAGCACCAAACCATTCACTATTGAAGTAGAGCATTCTGACAAAGTTAGAAGCAAAGATGGTAGATGGTCACCAATCAAGTCTTGACATTTACAAAAAAATCTGTTTAAATACACTGTAGACGTTGAAGTGTGTGTAATACACTTTTGGGACGAGGGTTCGACTCCCTCCACCTCCACCAACACTCATTTATAATAATCTGGTTTATTATGAGGGGGTGTACTTGGTTTCGACCGGAGTTGAAAAGCACATGGAGTTTATCAGTCCGATCTCTGTAAAGGATCATTTACAAATGCAAACGCATTTAAACCAGAAGTGACGGTTCCGATGAGCGTATTCGCTGATCAGGAATTGGTTGCCGCTTAATACCGGCCACTTGGCGGTTGATCTGCCGGGCAACAGAATAGATCAGGTGTGGGAGTTTCGGCTCCCACATTTTACTTTCATTAAGTCTTCATTTAAGTTTGTAATTGCAATATCTAAATATTGTTGTTATGCCTACAATCAAAAAGAAACCAACTGCTTGGCAAAAGTGGAAAAAGAAAGCACCCAAAGTGCCTGATATCACTTGCCCTATAATAGATGATATACTCATGCGGTTGGACAAATACCAAGATCGTAACGCAGTTATTTCAAAGTATCAATGGAATCTAATACACAAGAGAATGGAACGTCTACGAATAGACAACGAACTGTTGAGAGAAGGTGGACAATATTGGTATGAAATCTGTAAACAGAACCTCAAAAAGTCAATAAAATAGCCCATTCTTTCCGCTTGATTTAACATCTAAATAGTGTATAATATTATTATGGCTGTTTGGTACAAAAAACATTTAGATAAATTTTTACAGTTTTTATTAAAGGTTAAACAAGAACTAACACCTTCTAATAGAACAATACGCAAAGTAAAAATATTCTGCTACAAAGTATTAGCAATGGCGGGTGTGCTTTTATTAGCATACACCTACGGAACATTCAATCCTAACAGTATAGTAACCAAAAAAATTATCAAACAAGAAGACGAAAGAATGGTTGAAATGGCAAAAAGTTTTGGTTTGCATGAACCAGAATTTGACTTTGATGGACCTAAAACGTTTGTTGTAGCAATGAATAGATGTATAGACTATATCAACTGGACACTGCCAACTGATCAGAGAATACCAAGAAATATTTTAGTTGCAATGGCTATTGTGGAATCAGCCAGTGGTACAAGTAGATTTGCCACAGAAGGCAATGCATTGTTTGGTGTGCGAACTTGGAGTTTAGATGAAGTACCACACATGAAGCCTGCCGCGATACCTAATGCTAAATTTGGTGTAAAAAAATATGAAACAAAATGTCAGAGTGTTGCAGATGTAATTGCTATCATAAACAGACATCCTGCATATGAAAATTTTAGAGCAGAAAGAGATGCTGACAAGTATGAACCCAATATTGTTAAAATGGTATTTGGTTTGAGTGCTTGGAGTACCAATGAAGAATACCCTCAAATCATACTTCAAAAAATTGAAGAGTTGACAAACAAGTAAATATACAGTAGAATTAAACAATGGGATTTATTATCTTGAAACAACCAAAAAAAATACGACACAGCCTGCCCAACACACAATCGTTACGACAGGCTAAACAGGAACATCAGGAATGGTTGAAAGCCAGAGGACTGGACAAGATTAAATTTAGAAAAAAGAAATCGGAACCTTTGGTGATAGAACCTATTCAGGAAAGAACAGGTGTTGCTATGGGCAACAAGATCCCTGTGAATACTCCAGGCGTTGGCAGTAAAAAAGAAGAAATGCGATACACAGGAAAACGTAGGTTGGTTGGTATTGCCACGATGCACAAAAGTAATCAAGTGCCTGTGTTTGCCGACGATGATGATGCGTCAGGACGTAAGGCGGCAACAGAGATAACCTTAATGAAGGGTAACAAGTAAATGAGTGATAGAACTAAAGAAGAAATTATAAAAGAAATTGAAACCATAATTGAAAAAAATGTTCAACCCAGTGTAGCAATGCACGGAGGTATAGTAAAACTTGAAAAGTTTGATATGGACACAGGTATTGCCACAATGTTAATGAGTGGTGCATGTTCAGGTTGTTCAAGCAGTACTCAAACATTAAAAATGGGTGTTGAGAATATGCTTAAACATTATGTTCATGAAGTAACAGCAGTAGAAGGTGTAGACGATCCTAATTTTAACGAGCCATATTATGATTAACACAAAGACCGAAACAGAGGAATTGTGGAACTGGATTTGTTGGACTTGCAAATGGAGAGGTGTTGCACAGGAACTAGACAAAGACGAATCATTAGAAAATTTTTATTGTTGTCCTACATGTTGTGGTGAAGAGATAGAAGACATAGGATGGCATCAAGGCAACCAAAAATATACAGGAGCATAAATGACAGCATCAGCAGGCATAGGATTATTTTTTTTAGGCATGGGTGTTACTGTGGTGGTATTAACAATTTTATTGAAAATAAGAAAATACGATGACGACCACAAACAAGATTAAAAAATGGTTTGATTTCGATCATATCAAGGAAATGCAAATCAATAAATGGTTTGATTTTGAATGGCTCAAAAAGTCAGAGTTGGTTGAGTTGCATGACGTTGACATTTCCAAAGACCCAGTGCGTCCTGAACTGGATATAAAATTTAGAACTTCCTACGGCAGAAAAATATATGGACTGAAACATGGTGAAGATATCATGGCTGTGATGTGTTTTGGTTTTGTTAATCAAATACCTAAAACTGTGGAAGACCTAGACACATTTTCTAAAGATGCATATCTACAAGCCACACACAGAGCAGGAGTGCAAGGATCAATTGCTATTGCTTACACAGTGTGGAGTCTTAAAAAAGGTGGTGGCAAAATGATTGTGGACGAAGTTTACAAAATGATCAAACATTCGAACCATTTGAATAGGTTGATTACCCTTTCTCCACTTACTAAAATGGCAGAGAAGTTTCATGTGAGAAACGGTGCAAAACTGATTCAAAAGAATGAGACCACACAAAACTTCGAATATACAGTATCCAAGTAACATTTTGGTAACATCAATCACCAAAAGTCAATAAACACGCCATTTATTTTTGGTATTTAACACTTGACTATTTTGGCATTTTCTTATATACTTTAAACTTACAAAGGAGGCTTATGAAAAGGCACATTAATATAATAATGGTACTTGTATTAGGTTTTG